GGGTGTTCCGCAAGAGAATAAGTTCACAATATTGGTGCAAATGTTTTGTTACGTTTCTACAAAAGCGGACCAAAGGTTACAAAATCTTTTCGCGAATTATCACAACTTTTCATGCCGATGCAACCAACATACAAATATGATGAAGGTATGTAAAAAAACATGCTTGAGCATGACTGAATGTTGCATGACTGCTAAAAAACCGCGAAAAAGGGCGATACATTTCTTGAAAGATATTTTCAGGGATACTACACAGCGGAAAGAAAACGCCTTTTATACACTCTTACGGGGCAAGAAAAACAACACGGGTCGAGAAAAATGTTTACTCCCCGGGTGGGGCGGCACTGTACCTTTATAGTAACAGGGCGGTCAGGGCGCGGCGAACGTTTTTGGTGGCAGTGCCCGAAATACGAGCGGCCGTTTTTTGCGCGCCGCGCCAGTCGGGATAACAAAACTGACGAAACTGCGTTGTGTTTTGAAAGCGTAAAATATACAATGAGGAAAACAACTGCGCAAAAATACCCGCTGGCCCTGCAAAAGTGCACACTGTCGGGTGCGGCAGGCAGGTGATATCCTGTGTACAGAGCCCGGGACACCGGACGAAAGGAGGAAAAACATCATGGGGCAGACAAAGCCCGCCGCCGGGCTGAAGAGCCTGAACCGCGCCGCCGATACCCTGAGCACCCTGCTGGCGCAGGAGGTGAAGGAGCTGAACGAGCGGCAGAAGGCCGCCCGGCGGGAGAACACCCCCGACCCCGGGATGATGAAGGGGCTGAAGGAGGCTACCGCCGTACTCAAGGATCTGGCGGGTGTGGTAAAGACCCTGAACGATCAGGGCACAGAGCTGGAAGGAACAGAGTGCGGCGTGGTGCTGCTGCCGCCGGTGGAACAGGAGGAGAAGGAATGAACAGGACCGAGCGGGCAGTCATTGTGTGGAAGCCGCAGCCCCGGCAGCTGGAATTTATGCGCAGACCGGAGCCGGAGGCACTGTACGGCGGCGCGGCGGGCGGCGGCAAGAGCGATGCGCTGCTGATCGAGGCGCTGCGGCAGGTGCACATCCCGCATTACCGGGCGCTGATCCTGCGCAAGACCTACCCACAGCTTTCCGACCTTGTGGATAAGAGCCAGATGTACTACCGCCGGGCTTTCCCGGAGGCGCAGTACAACGCTACCTCCCATGTATGGGTCTTTCCCAGCGGGGCGAAGATCTGGTTCGGCTCCATGCAGTACACCAAGGACCGCACCAACTATCAGGGCAAAGCCTACGATTTTATCGGCTTTGACGAGCTGACCCACTTTGAGTGGGACGAGTACAGCTACATGATGAGCCGCAACCGCCCCACCGGGCCGGGCACCCGGGTATATATGCGTGCCACCACCAACCCCGGCGGCATCGGTCACGGCTGGGTGAAGGCACGGTTCATCACGCCCGCCCCGCCCGGTACGCCCATTGTGGAAACTGTCACGGTGCGCCTGCCGGACGGCACCGACCAGCAGATGGAGCGGGCGCGGGTATTCATCCCGTCCAGCGTGTTTGATAACCCTGCCCTGCTGGCCAACGACCCCGGGTATCTGGCAAGCCTTGCCAGCCTGCCGGAGGCGGAAAAGCAGGCGCTGCTCTACGGCAGCTGGGACAGCTTTTCCGGGCAGGTGTTCACCGAATGGCGCAACGACCCGGCGCATTATCAGGATCAGCGCTGGACCCACGTCATCGCGCCCTTTGCCATCCCCAAGCACTGGCCCATCTGGCGCGGGTACGACTTCGGTTTTTCCAAGCCCTTTTCGGTGGGGTGGTATGCGGTGGACGAGGAGGGGCGGCTGTACCGCATCAAGGAGCTGTACGGCTGCACCGGACGTCCCAACGAGGGCCTGCGCATCGACCCGGTGGAGCAGGCCAAGCGCATCCGGGAAGCCGAGCAGAACGACCCGCTGCTGCGGGGCAGGGTGATCCACGGAGTGGCAGACCCCGCCATCTTTGACGAGAGCCGGGGCGAGAGCATTGCGGCCATGATGGAGCGCAGCCCGCATTTTTTGCACTGGCAGCCCGGGGACCACACCCGGCTGGCGGGTAAGATGCAGTTTCACTACCGGCTGCGGTTTGCGCCGGACGGACGGCCGATGCTGCAGGTGTTCAGCAGCTGCAAGCACTTCATCCGCACCCTGCCGAACCTTGTGTACGACGAGAGCAATGTGGAGGATATCGACACCCGGCAGGAGGACCACATCTACGACGAGTGCCGCTATGTGCTGATGGAGCATCCCATCAGCCCGCCCGAGACTTCTGCCGCGCCGCCAAGGCCGGACGACCCGCTGGAGCTGCACCGGCAGGCGCGGTTCTACCGCATCTGAAAAACAGGACAGAAAGGAAAGAACTATGGAAGATACAAGAGCAGAAGCTTTGCCCATCGGCGCGGCAGAGGCGGCGGCTGCATTGCAGACGCTGCAGCGCTACAAGGCGGGCAAGGCGGCGCTGGACAAGCGCCTGATCGACAACGAGCTGTGGTTCCGCATGGGACACTGGAAAAACTACCGCGACCCGCTGATGCCCGGCAAGGCGCAGCCCTCCAGCGGATGGCTGTTCAACAGCATCGCCAACAAGCACGCCGATGCCATGGACAACTACCCCGAACCCATGGTGCTGCCCCGGGCGGCAGACGACCAAGCCACAGCGCAGGCGCTTTCCAGCGTGCTGCCGGTGGTGCTGGAGCAGGCGGATTACGAGCAGGTGTACAGCGATGTCTGGTGGCGCAAGCTCAAGCAGGGCACCGGCGTTACCGGCATCTTCTGGGACCCGGCGGCGCGCGGCGGGCTGGGTGACATTGCGGTGCGCAGCGTCAACCTGCTGATGCTCTACTGGGAGCCCGGCGTGCAGGATATTCAGGACTCGCCGGATCTGTTCCACCTCAGCTTAGAGGACACCGCCCGGCTGACCGCGCAGTACCCGCAGCTGGCAGGGCACGCCGCCGGGGTGGTGGACGTGCCCCGGTACATCCACGAGGATGGCCAGACCACCGCCAACAAGAGCGTGGTGGTGGACTGGTACTATAAGCGCCCGGACGAGAACGGCAAATTGCGGCTGCACTACTGCAAGCTTTGCAACGGCGTGGTGCTGTATGCCAGCCAGAACGACCCAGCGCTGGCGGCGCGCGGATTGTACGACCACGGCAAGTACCCCTTTGTGTTCGACCCGTTGTTCGTGGAGGAGGATTCTCCCGCCGGGTTCGGCTACATCGACGTGATGAAGGACTGCCAGAATGCCATTGATAAGATGAACCACGCCATGGATGAGAACGTGCTGCTGGCCTCCCGCCAGCGGTATGTGCTCAGCGATACCGCCGGGGTGAACGAAGAGGAGCTTGCCGACCTGAGCCGGGACATCGTGCACGTTGTGGGTCGCCTAAACGAGGACAGTTTTCGTCCGCTGCAGACGGCGGGCTTGCAGGGCAACAGCCTGAGCTACCGCAACAGCCGCATTGAGGAGCTGAAGGAGATCAGCGGCAACCGCGACCTGACGCAGGGCGGCACCACCGGCGGCGTGACCGCTGCCAGCGCCATCGCTGCCTTGCAGGAGGCAGGCAGCAAGCTGAGCCGGGATATGCTCAAGAGCGCCTACCGCGCCTTTGCAAGGCAGTGCTACCTTATCATTGAGCTGATGCGGCAGTTCTACGACGAGCAGCGGGTGTTCCGTATCACCGGGCAGCGCGGCGAGAGCGAATTCGTGCCCTTCTCGGCGCAGGGTCTGCGCGCAAAGCCCGTGCCCGCCGTGGGCGGGGTGGAGCTGGGCAGCCGGGAGCCTGTCTTTGATATCGTGGTCAGCGCCGCCAAAAAGAGCACCTTCAGCCGCCTGTCTCAGAACGAGACCGCCAAGGAGTGCTACAAGCTGGGCTTCTTTGACCCCGCCAACGCGGATGCTGCCCTTGCGGCGCTGGAAATGATGGACTTTGAAGGGGTGGAAAAGGTGCGCGCCCGGGTGCGGCAGAACGGCACGCTGGCGCAGCAGCTGTTGCAGCTGCAAGGGCAGATGGCAAGACTGACCGCCGCCCTTGCGCAGCAGCCCGGCGGCACCCAAACGGCGCAGGACACCGCCAGTCTGACGGCACAGCTGCCGGTGGCGGCGGCTGCCCGCGCCATGAACTGGAACGGAAAGGAGGTGAAGTGAGATGATCAAGGTATGTTACAGTGAACTGGACGGCCCCAAGGGGCTGAGCCTGCGGCTGGAAGCCGCCGGTCACGCGGGCTACGCGCCCGCCGGGCAGGACATCGTATGCGCTGGCGCAAGCACCCTGATGCAGGCGCTGGTGTACCTGCTGGCAGGGGAGGAGAGCGCCTGCAGCGATGCTTGGGACGAGCCGGAGGGCCCGCGCCTTGCCGTGGCGGCACAGGCCCCGGTAGCACCGTGGGTGCAGGGTGCATTTGAACTGGCCAAGGCGGGCTTTACCCTGCTGGCAGAGCGCTACCCGGACAATCTGCGCTTTGCGGATGTGAGCCGCAGCGGACAGCAGAGCATGATGGACTTGCAGCTGTTTGCGGAGGGGGAAGCCGCCCCCGCGCTGAGCCCGGAGCAGACCCGGCAGGCGGTGGCTGCGGGTACCCTGAAGCCGGAAGCCCCAGCCGCGCAGCCGGAAGCGCCTCAGCAGACCCCGGCAGAGCCGGAGCCGCAGCCGGAAACACCCGCACAGACTGAGCGCCCGGCGCTGCCGCCCCTGCCGCTGCCGGTGCAGAACACGGTGCACAGTCTGCACGCCCGCTGGGCGGCAGAGGAAGCGGCCATGCGCCGCAGCCAGCCGGGCTTTGACCTGAAGGCAGAGCTGAAGAACCCGGAGATGCGCCGCCTGATGCAGCTGCCCGGCATGCGGGTGCAGGACGCCTACCGCCTTGCCCACTACGAGGATGCCCTGCGCACCACGGCACAGATCGTGGAGCAGGGGGTAGTGGAGCGGGTGCAGCAGCGCGCTGCGCGTCCGCTGGAAAACGGCCTGCGCCCCGGCGCTGCCGCCTCGGTACGGCCGGACGTAGCCGCCATGACCCGCGCCCAGCGGGAAGCCCTGGAGCGCCGTGTGCTGCACGGTGCACAGATCGAACTTTAACCTGACAGGAGAAAGGAAAAAAGCATGATGAATTTTAACATCCAGCTGTTTGCGGACGCGCAGACCAACACCACCGGCACCATGTCGGTGGAGATGAAGACCTTTTACGAGAAGCGCCTGATCGATCAGGCAGAGCCGCGCCTTGTGCACGACCAGTTTGCGGATTACTACCCCGTGCCCCAGAACGGCGGCAAGACCATCGAGTTCCGCAAGTACGACAGCCTGCCCAAGGCCAGCACCCCGCTGACCGAGGGCGTTACCCCAAATGGTCAGGCCCTGAACGTGACCAGCATCACCAGCGACCTGCACCAGTACGGCGGCTGGACCCCGCTGACTGATGTGCTGCAGATGACCGCCATCGACAACAATGTGGTGCAGGCCACCCGCGTGCTGGCAAGTCAGGCCGGCCGCACCATGGACAGCATCACCCGCGATGTGCTGGCGGGCGGCACCAATGTCATCTACGCCCCCAAGCTTGGCGCAGACGGCACCGAGACCGCCGTTACCAGCCGCAAGGCGCTGGACAAGAGCTGCACCCTGACCCCGAAGCTGTTCTTTCAGGCAGCGGCGCAGCTGGGCGCAATGAACGCTGACCCCATCGGCGACAGCTACGTTGCCATCATCCACCCCTATGCGGCCTATGACCTCAAGACCTGCAAGGAGTTCATGGAGGTGCACAAGTACGCCGACCCCGACACCATGTTCCGCGGCGAGATCGGCAAGCTGGGCAACATCCGCTTTATCGAGACCAGCGAGGCCAAGATCTGGAAGGACAACACCTGCCCGGCGGGTCTTGCGGTGTTCGGCACGCTGGTGCTGGGTGCCCACGCCTACGGCGTGACCGAGCTGGAGGGCGGCGGCCTTGAGCACATCGTCAAGCAGCTGGGCTACGGCGACGACCCGCTGAACCAGCGCGCCTCT